AAAGACTAAGGGTTGCACACCTAAGTGTCTGTGAACAGGAGAACAAAAGGATGCGTGAGATGTTTAACATACGCAACTACAAAGAGGGTGACCAGTGGACTGCCCAAAAGAATAGGCAGGAGACAGGCGCTAAGGGTGGTAGAAATACTAGACTTAAAAGGTTATGGGTAAAGGAAAGGAATGCAAGATGAGTGAAAATATTCTAATGCATTTACTACCATTAACTATTATTGCTGCTTACATTGGCGGTGCTTTATATCTCTGGTACAGAAACGTGAAGGGACGATAACATGAAACCACCCAAGGGTAATGCTAAGCTATGTGATATCATAGAGTTTTATCTGATATCCCCTGCCTTTGCTAGACTATCTGGTACATCTCAAAAGGATTATGAAATACATCTAGCGTCTGTAATTAGTACACCTGTGGAAGGCAAGTCCCTTGGTAACTATCGCTGTACTAATCTTAAGGTAAGACATCTCATACAGGCATATGATATATGGCTTCAGACAGGCATACGCACAGCAAACTATCGTAAGTCTGTACTGTCTGCTGCTTGGAAGTATTCCATGAGACAAGACGTAATGATACACAATCCTGTAGCACTTGTACCTACCAAGTCTAGTAAACCTAGGCGTGTGTACTGGAGTAGAGACCAGATCAAAACATTTCTTGAGACAGGTTACAGTGACTTCAGATGGCGTAGCATTAGTCTTATTGTACACATGGCATACGATTGGGGTCAGCGTATAGGTGACATGAGAGTTATGACTTGGGATACCTTAGACTTAGATCAGTGTCGCTTAGACCTAACACAAAGTAAACGTAATGCTGAGATACACTTACCCATATCTAATGGGTTGTGTGATATGCTGCGACAACAAAAGGAAGACTTTGGATTCCAGGAATATGTAGCACCTAGGGTTAAGCCAAGGGCAGGTGCATACACACCTTACGATAAGGGTGAAATATCTTTACTTATCAATGAGGTACTGGACGAAGCTAATCTACCTAGAGAACTTACAGCTATGGACTTACGCCGTACCGCTGTGACTGAGATGATGGAAGGTGGGGTTGACTTAGCTAATATCATGCAGGTAACAGGACATAAGAATATACAATCAGTTAAGCCCTACATGGTGAACACATTGAGTGGTGCATCTAAGGCATTGTCAGCGAGAGGAAATGAAGATGATGAGTAAGCGCAGAAAAAGATGTGAATCGTGCAAAGTCTTAACAGACTATAGAGAAGCACATCATATAGTACCTTTATCTTTAGGGGGGTCAGATGAAAAGTCTAATATAATTAGACTGTGTGTTGACTGTCATGGGAAAGCTCACAATGCACAGTTTACTAGAAAAAAAGGAGTAGTCAGTAAGGGTCAACAAAAATCTAAAGATAGACATAATTTTTTTCACTCTTTTGACGATGATCTTTGGATAAAATTTTTGCAGGAAATTGAGGGTATAGATACAGACTATTATAATTTTATACATGGCGGTCTAATGACAGGTATATTATCGTCTTCCGATATGGTTAGGATAATATTCCCTGAGCATAGAACTCGTAAGAATCTTACAATAAATATACCCCATAGGTTGATGCATCTTTGTAATGAGATTTTTACTGAGCAAGAAGAGGTTTGGGAAAGAGACAAGAATATGACAAGTGAACTAGAGTCACATGGGTGTATATAGATGGAGATCGTAGCTAATGAGTAAACATAACTGGAAACAGCACAGAGAATATGCTGAGTCTGTAACCGCACATGGATCACACCGAGGTGACTGTCCTTTCTGTAGAGGTAAGAATACTTTCTCAGCCTCTTGCGAGTATGGTGTATTGATGTATAACTGTTATAAGTTAGGGTGTAATGTAGGTGGTAAGTTTGATACAGACATGACTGCATCTGAGATACGCAGACACTTACGCCCAGCGCAAGATCAAACCAAGAGAGAGGTAGAAACTATGGAGATACCAGCCCAGCTAGTAGAACCAACACGACAACATACTAAGCACAATAGATTCATGAGGCGCTGGGGTATAGTAGGTAACACATTCTATGACGTTCAACAGGAGAGGGTAGTCTTTCCTATATACTACAAACATCAGATGATTGATGCTATAGGTAGAGCAGTAGGTGCTACTCAAAACCCTAAGTGGTATCGCTACACAGGCGCAGCAGACTACTATACAGTAGGTGAAGGTGATACAATACTTATTGTAGAGGATGTAGTCTCAGCTATTGTAGCCTATCAAGAATTGTCTGATGTAACTTGCATGGCAATCCTGGGTACTAGCATGAACCATAAACACTTTGAGAAGATAGGTGAGTATGACAAGGCTGTGATTGCACTAGATCCTGATGCACTATCAAAGACTATTGAGTACCGCAGAGAGATAGAGTTGTGGACAGGAAACAAAACAGTAGCACTAAGTCTTTCTGATGATATAAAGTATCGTATGCCAGAAGACATGGAGAAACTTGCTGACTTGAGTAAGTATTAAACCTATGGTAGACCCTAACTCTATACCAGAACTATTATCAGAGGACAGAATGGATAACGTAAACAACCCAGCACACTATGGTAAAGGTAGGATTGAATGTATTGATTACATAGAAGACTTCCTAACCGAAGAAGAATACATAGGTTATCTGAGAGGTAACATTGCTAAGTATCTACATCGCTGGAGATATAAGAACAAACAAGAAGACCTACTGAAATCACAATGGTACTTAGCTAGGTTAATAAAACTAACAGGAAAGGCAGATGTATGATACCAGTATCAATGTTAAGAAGATTACTTACCAAAGAAGGATTAGAGTTTAAGATTGTTAAAGTTACAGGTAATGTAGCGCAGGTAAATATAATTGTAGCGGAGGGATCGGATGTTCACAGTTGAGTTTGAATCTGATGCATCTATAATAACTACACTAGATCATACAGATAAGCATGAAGATGTAGAGATAATATTTGGTGATGAGGGTACTGTATACATGAGACAGTTCGAACCTGAGATGGATGCTTATCAAATGTTAATCATGAGTAGCCAACAGTGGTTGGACATTATGGCTGCATATAAGAGTAGTGCAGGAGCATATTACTTGGAGCCAAAAGTAGATATATAATATATTGTTGTAGGAGACATAAAGAATGATGGAATTAGCACTGATTAAAACGTTACTAGATCGTAACTTCTATGATCAACACAAGGGTATACGTTGCCCAGATAAAATATTTAGTAAGGATGTACGTAAGATTAAACAGGCACTTGATGGTGCTATGGAAGCCTATGAAGGTGACCTAACTGTTGCTGACCTAGAGGCTGTGTTCAATAGAATGAACGCTAGTCTTACCACAGCAACACGTGGAGCATATGAAGATCTGTTTAAACGTATATCAATTACTGAGCCTATCAAAGAAGAGATAGCACAAGACACACTATCACAGTTGTTTCAACAGCATGTAGGTGATCGTGTAGCCAACCTAGGATTCGACTTTGTTAATGGTACAGAGGATAGCCTAGAACCTTTGAGACAACTACTAGAGGAATACAAAAATGATTTTACTCCTAACCTGCGTGTTGATTGGGATGATAATAGTCTTGACACGATACTTGATGCAACGCTTCTGGAATCCAAGTGGGGATTTAACATATCTTCCTTGGCTCGTAGGGTGGAAGGTGTTAGTGGTGGTCACCTTGTATTGGTTGGCGCTCGTCCCAATACTGGTAAAACTTCTTTCCATGCCAGTATTATAGCAGGTGCTGAGGGCTTTGCACATCAGGGTGCTAAGTGTATTGTACTGTGTAACGAAGAGGCATACACACGTGTTGCTGCACGTTACATAAGTGCAACAGCTAACATGACAATGAAAGAAGTCAGAGAGAATAAAGCTCTAGCACAGAAACGTTATGAACCTATCCGCAAGAATGTCTTGTTCAAGGATAGTACAGGTAAGGGTATGGCATGGGTTGAGTCTGTTGTTAAACAAGAGAAGCCTGACATTGTAGTGTTAGATATGGGAGATAAGTTTGCTGATGTGAGTAGTGAGAGAAGTGACATCACACTCAAGACTGCTGCTATCCATGCACGTAACATTGCTAAGCAGTATGATTGCTGTGTGATCTGGATGTCACAACTATCTGCTGAAGCAGAAGGTAAGGTAGATCTTAACCAAGCAATGATGGAAGGATCTAAGACAGGAAAGGCAGCTGAAGCTGACCTGATGCTATTGATAGGTAAAGCACCACAAGTTGAAGGGGGAGATGAAGACCCAGTTCGTTTTTTAAACCTAGCCAAGAATAAGTTGAATGGGTATCAGGGTAGGATCGCCTGTGTATTGGATGGATCACGCTCTATCTATTCAGCTTGAGGTAAGATATGAGATTAGTATTAGACGTTGAGAATAGCACAACAAAACGCAACGGCAAAGATCACATGGACCCGTTTGAGATTGACAATCATTTAGTCCAAGTTGGTATGGTTAATGCAGACAACCATGATGAACTACACATTGTAAACATAGACCATGATGAAGCAAAGGATACGTCAGGCGCTGGGAATAAGCTAGTCCAGGATATATTAGACTTAACAACACTACTCATAATGCACAACGCACAACACGATATGATGTGGTTGTGGGAGTCAGGCTTCAAGTATGATGGCTTGATCTATGATACAATGTTAGCAGAGTATATACTTGATAGAGGGCAACGCACTCCATTAAGCTTAGGTGCTTGTGCTGAACGCAGAAACCTAGAGGTACAGAAAGATGATACACTTAAAAGATATTTTAAAGAAGGCTATACTACAAATGAGATACCGTTGGATGAGCTTAGCTTTTATCTTAGGTGTGACCTGCTTTCAACTAGCTGGTTGTTCCATAGTATCGAAGCAGACTACGCCAAGCCCGAATCTACAGGTCTCAAAGTCATTAGAGATACCACCTTCATCACCTGTAAAACCCTTACCAGAATGTACATGTCAGGAATCAGGGTGGATAGATCTGCCCTTGACGAGGTAAGACTACAGTTTGAACAAGAGAAGGCAGAGATTGAAAGTAGGCTACAGAAGAAAGTTCGTCAGCTTATGGGTGACACACCTATAAATCTCAGTAGTCCAGAGCAGATGTCTCAGGTTGTATTCTCTCTGCGTATGGTTAACAAGAAAGAGTGGGCTGATCTGTTTGAGTTTACTTCTACAGTAGATGAATATAAAGATGCTGTTAAAGCAAACTCTAAACGTGTATATAGAACAGAAGCATTTACATGCCCTACCTGTGAGGGACAAGGCAAGACATATAAAGTAAAGA